CGTGACAATCGGGCAAATGTCACAAAATAAAATAGTAAAAAACGTAAGTTCTTAAAACTTATATTAAACAGAATAGAAATGAAAGAATCACATACAGGTATTGGTATCTGCCGTTGCTACCAATGCCGAATGAAAAAAAAAGAACTGCAGCACATCGGGACGTAAATCGCTCAAACGGGCAATCAACAAGTTTCGCCGCAAGCAATTGAAGTTAGACAAAGTAACCAGGCACAATCACTTCGGCGAATATTGGGCCTAAGACTAATACATGCTTTTATCCGCCCCACACTGCACAGGAACACATTTTTTCCTTTTTTCATCTACCTCTCCAAGGGCATGGATGAACGGCAGACAAGAAATTTCAGATAAAAATACCGCACGACGTAGGAGCGCAGGATATTTTTATCTGAAATAGCGTAGCGGTTCTTGACTGACGGACGGCCGTGACCTATCTTTGTAGAAGAAAAGAGGAAAAATACGCTGTAAAACAGCAAACTTATCATTTATCCTTTCCCGTCACTTTATAGATAATTGCGTTTCTGTCTGTGTCATTCTGTTTATTTACGGATAGAACCATACGGGAATAAAACGTAAAAACCCCGAAAACAGTCGGAACGGAAGTAAAAACGTACTTGAAACCCTTCGAGATGTTTTCAAAAATTCATCAGACGTTTTTTTTATTTCGTCAGACGTTTTTCGAAAAACTCCTGATGTTTTTTATGAGGCTTTCAGAAGCATATTCCGTTCACCAAATACCCGCAAATGAAAAGCCCGGTGAAATGATTTCTCATTCATCGGGCTTTTTCTTTGACTGGTTTGTGATGTGCGAAACGATGATAATTAAGCTGCCGGGTCCGGAGCTTCTCCGCCGCCTTCGTCAGGTTTCGGGTCTGGTTTCTCGTCTCCGCCTTCTTCATTCGCTGCGCTTGCTCCTGCTTTTGAGAAAGAATACATTGCAACGGCTTCTTTGATTTCCGTAGAAGGAACGTAGATGACACGTGCTTTCTTGACGCTGTTTGCGCCGCACTTGCTGGCATCCTCGGTGCCTTTACCGGAAACGGAAGGACGGAATGAACCGAGATCTCCCAGGCGGACGGGTGAACCGTTTGCGAGGTTGCGCTTGATAACGACCATCAATGCGTCAAGAACTGCCTTGATGTCAGAGCCGGTCAGTGTACAACGGTCTGCGATCTGGTCAACGATTTGTTTTTGTTTCATTTCTGGAGCGAGCACTACCTGCGCATAGTATTTTGCTGCAGCGGCTTTGTCCTGCGGATTCTTGCGCAAAGCGGGTTTGATTGTAATTGCCATGTTAATTAGTGTTTTAATGATTAATAATGTTGCAAATCTACATATACGTGCGTGGGCGTGCGGACGTATGTTCTTATCTGTGATGATACGTGTTTCATCATACGATTATGTACATGAAAAAAGGGCTGCGGTTTGTATTCCGCAGCCCTCCAAACAGGGGTTTTCACTCCGATCGTAAAGTTTACTCCTTAATCGTTTCTCTTTTCATCGTCTTTCACGGGACTGTCTGCCCCGGTGAGCCAAACAAAAATTTTACCGATAACTTTCAATACCTTCAACGTCGTTCTCCAAAATGGTTTCATAATGACCTCCTTTTTAATTGTTTCCCGCAAAGGTAGGGGAAATGAAGAATGAAGAATGATGAATGAAGAATTGGCTGCGCTTTCATACATTTACATCTGCATAGTAATTCTTCATTCATCATTCTTCATTCATCATTCTTCATTAAATACCCGTATTCGACGGAGACACAGAAGCAGGGGCATTGTTTGATGTACTCGCAGGGTTCTATGGTACCGTTGTGGTTGAGGTCGGGCGAGAGGTCGCGGTGACCGCAAATCTTTGCTCCGTGGTAGGTGAGCAGCAGGAAGCGGAGAAGGGTTTCAAGGCTTTGTTTTTGTGCGTCGGTGCGGGTATCGGCGGCATGTCCGGAAGCGTCCAGGCCTCCTTCGTAGGCAACTCCTATCGACGGAGTGTTGTAGCCTTTGGCGTGGGCGCCGACATGGGTGATGTCGCGCATGTGATGTATTGTTCCGTCTTTGGTGATGTAATAGTGATAGCCACATTCGGCAAAGCCTTGGCGTTTGTGCATGGAGTCGAGGGCTTCCGGGGTGAGGTTGCTTGTACAACGGGATGCGGTGCAGTGCACCACAATCAGGGTGATGTTTCTTTGTTTAATCATTGTTTTTTGTGGGTGATTATGTGGATGATTTTTAGTTGTGTATTCTTGTTCTACCCCCCTTCCGTCCCCCTTTGGGGGAGACGCTTGTCGGGGGAAGTGCTCTTCCCCCTTGCCGCAGGGCGTTCCCCTAGCAAAGAGGGTTCGGGCTGTAGCCGTAGGAGCTGCTGCGCTAGGGCTTAAAAGGGTGAGCCGAAAGAGATGGTTATCAGTTCCTTTTGTTTGGGGGTGAGGATGCGGTTACTTAACTGGTAGTTTGTTTCCTGCAATGCTTCGAGTAGTTCGGAATCGTCCTTTATCCACTGTTTGAGGCGGATAGAAGCGGATGCAGGTGCTATATTCGGGAAATAGAGAACGGCCAGTTCTTTGAAACCGTAGCTACGGTTGGTCAAACTTTGGCAGTTGTTTTGTTGGTGCATGTTGGTATACAT